TGCTGAGCGCGAGCGCACCCTCGCCTACTACCACGGCCAGCCGATGGGCAACGAGGTGCCGGGCCGCTCGCAAGTCGTGAGCTGGGACGTGTTCGAAGTGGTCGAGAGCGCCCTACCCGACCTGTTGGAGCCGTTCTTTGCTGGCGACGACATCTGCGAGTTCGAACCGGCTGAACCGGGCGACGAGGAATACGCCGAGCAAGTGACCGATGTGGTCAACCACCTCATCAAGAAGAAGAACGACGGCTTCCTGGTGTTCAACACGTGGATCAAAGACGGCTTCCTATCGAAGATCGGCATCGTGCGCTCGTGGTGGGATGCGACCAGCAAGACCAAGAAGGCCAGCTACACCGGCCTGACCGAGCAGCAGCTGGTGAAGTTCGTGCAAGACCCGCGCGTCACGATCCTGAGCCACGACGCGAAGCCGGACCCGGATCAGGCCGAGGTGAGCAACGCGCTGGCCGAGCCGCCGCAGATGCTGCACGACATCGACGTGGTGATCGACAGCGGCCCGCGCGGCATTCGCATCGAGAACATCGAGCCGTCGTCGTTCATCCTCTCGCGCCACGCGAAGAAGATGGAAGACGTTACCGCCATCGGCGAGCTGCGCCAGTACACGCGCTCCGACCTTGTGGCAATGGACTTCGATCGAGCGCGCGTGGAAGCGCTGTCGGACTACCAAGCCGCACACGCCGACTTCGCTATCGATTCCGACAAGCCACTGCCGGGCGACGTCGGCGAAGGCGCAAACCAGCAGCTGACCCTGTTCTTCGGCTTCGTCAAGGTCGACTTCGACGGCGACGGCATCGCCGAGTGGCGCCGCGTGTTCATGGCCGGCAACGACATTCTCGAAAACGAGGAAGTCGAGGACCATGAGTACAGCATCTGGTCGCCGATCCTGCTGCCGCACCGCATTATCGGCATGGCCCTGGCCGATCCTGTCATTGCCATTCAGGACACGAAGACCAGCCTGCAGCGTCAGTACCTCGATTCGCTGTACCTGGCGAACAACCCGACCACGTACGCGGTCGACGGCCAGGTGAACCTCGACGACCTGCTGAGCACGCGTATCGGCAAGATCGTGCGCGTTAAGAATCAGCTGGCTGCCGGCCCGATGCAGACGTCCTTGGTGGCGAACGAATCGCTCCAGGGCATCGAGCTGATGAACACGGTCCGCGAGGAGCGCATCGGGATCAGCCGCCTGAACCAAGGCCTCGACGCCGACAGCCTTAACAAGACCGCCACCGGCGCGCAGATCGCCAACACCCGTGACCAGAAGCGCGCGCTGATGATGCTGCGCGTGTTCGCCGAGACCGGCTGTAAGGACCTGTGCCGCCGCCTGCTGCGCCTGACCTGCGAATACCAGGACAAGCCGGCCACGATCCGCCTGCGCAATAAGTGGGTGGACTACGACCCGCGCGGCTGGAATGCCGAGATGGACGTGAACATCAATGTCGGCCTGGGCACCGGCGACAAGTCGAAGACGATCCAGTTCCTCGGGATGATGGGCGCGTACTTCCAGCAGGCCGCGACCGTTGGCGTCACCACGCCGGAGAACGTCTACAACCTGGGCAAGATGCTGCTCAAGGCCGGGAACATTCAGGGCGGCGAGACCAAGCTGCTGACCGATCCGGCCACGAACCCGCCGCAGCCCCCGCAGGAGACGCCCGAACAGGTGCTGGCCAAGATGGAACTGGAGCTGGAGGACAAACGCCAGCAGGGCAAGGCACGCGACGCCGAGTACAAGCGCGAGACCGACCTGGCCGAGCTCGAGGCGAGCACGAAGCTGAAGCTGATCGACCTGCAGCTTAAGGAAAAGGAAGTCCGGATCAAGGAAATCGAACTGGGCCTCAAGAACACCGAGCTGCAAATGCGCATGGCCGAGGCTGGTACCACGCAGGTGGACGGCAGCATGCCGAACGCGATGCAGCTGATCGTCGACCTGCACCGCAAGCTGGAAGAACTGGCTTCGGCCGAAACGCACATCGTGCGCGGCCCGGACGGCAAGGCATCGCATACCGTCAAGGTGCTGCCGCAACAACAATACGAAGGATAAACCATGGCCGCTGGCCCATTCATCATCCCCGACAAGGCAGTGCTGAACATCACGCTCGGCCTGCTGAACTCGGCGAACACGTTCAAGCTGTCGTACCACACCAGCGCCTGGGTACCGAACCCGGCCACACTGGAAGTGTTCGCCGACGTGAGCAACGAGATCGCCGCGGCTGGCGGCTACACCTCGGGCGGCATCACCCTGGCCAACGACGCGCTGACGATCTCGGGCAGCACGGTGAAGTTCACTGGCGACGCGGCCGAGCTGACCGCTGCCGGCGGCTCGATTCCAGCCTGGCGCTACGGTGTGGTGCGCGCGGTCGGCACCATCAACGGCAAGGTCGACCCGATTGTCGGCTACTTCCTGGGCGACTCGACCGGCATCGACGTGCCGGCCACCACGGTCGGCAACAAGCTGACCTTCACCCCGAACGCCGCAGGCATCTGCACCATCAGCAAGGCAGCGTAATCATGGCCAAGAAGACGTACCGCTGTCCGGTCATCGGCACCGGAACCAGCGGTGACGAATTCCGGCCGAGCGTTTCGAAATACCCGTGCGCCTACTGGGTCGTGCCCAGCCACTTCGCCCCCGGCAGCGCAAAGGTCGTCGTCGAAGTGGAGGCGACCGCGTTGCAGCACACCGTGATTGCCCTGGATACGCTGATTGAGGTGCTGCTTTGAGCCAGTTCCTGAACGACCAATTTACCGGGGCAAACGGCCAGACCCTGGAGGCGTACAACGCCGGATGGGTGAAGATCAGCGGTCTGAGCGGACCCGGCACGCTGTCGAACGGGCGCGTTCAGCAGGCAGGCGGCACGGTCGGCTATCGGCGCAGCGATGCGGTGCCGCCGAATGCCGATTACTCGGTCTCGGCGGACATCTACGTCGTCACCGGGACTGCCGGCGCCGCTGCTGGCGTCTGTGGTCGCGTCTCGGGTGCCGAGCAGACGCTGTACCACGCCCGCTACCTGTCCGGTACCGGCATCCAGCTGCTGCGCTACGTGCTCAACGGCTCGGCGACGACGCTGGGCACCTACGCTTTCTCACCCGCCGTGGGCGACGTCCTCAACATCAAGTTGGAGATGATCGGCACGGCGCTGAAGGTGTACTTGAACAATGACCCTACGCCGGTCATTTCGGTCACGAACACCACGATCACGGCGGCGGGCAGCCCGGGCCTGCGGCTTGGCAGCGCCGCCACCGGCATCCTGCAGATCGACAACCTGGTGGCCGACGACCTCCTGGCCAGCGGCAGCACGACGACCGTGACGCCCGACCCCGCCGCGCTGGTGGTGACCGGCTACGCGCCGAGCATCGCGCAGACGGCAAATCAGGACGTCTCGCCCGCGCCGGCCGCACTGGTTGTCACCGGCTACGCGCCGACCGTGGCGCAAACCAGCAGCAGCGCAATCAGCCCGGCGCCGGCGGCGCTTGTGGTGCAGGGCTATGCCCCGACGATCAGCCAGACGCAGCGCCTGACGGTCTCGCCGGCGCCTGCTGGCCTGGTGGTGCAAGGCTGGGCGCCCACGATCACGCAGACCGGCAAGCAGCCGGATCCGGAAATCGGGCCTGCACCTGGTGGCGGCGGCGGTGGCGGCAGCGTGCGCGAGGTGCGCGCGTTCGCCGACGAGCTGGACCGGGCGCACAAGCCCACGAAAGCCGAGAAACGGCGCCGGCGCCAGGCCATCGAGACCGCCGTGCTGGAACTGCTGCCCGACGTGCCGGCCGCCGAGCGCGCCGCGCCGGTGATTGCGCAGCTGGTGGCGCGCGAGCTGCCGCCGGCAACCTGGGCGCCGATCTACGGCCCGCGCCCGGTCGTGCTGCCGCCTGCTGTCGTCGACGATGTGCACGCCCGCGTGGCTGCATGGCTGGCCGAGCAGGCGCACCAGGCGCTGCTGGCCAAGCTGGAAGACGATTTCGAAGTTGAACTTTTACTGCTGGGATGACATGGACTTACTTGCAATTTACGGCGCCGCCTACGACGCCGCGTTCCAGAGCCGCTGCAAGGTGGCGATGTGGCTGGCGGCGCAGGACATCGCGGCCGAGCCTAAAGACACGCAGGACCACGCTACCCGCGTCGAGTGGGCAAAGCGCGTGCTGCAGGACATGGTAACGATCAAACCGCACGTGCTGGCCATGCAGGTGCTGCGCAATCCGCAGATCGCGGCGGCCGGTGCAGGCGCGCCCGACGCGGACATCCAGTTCCAGGTGAACGCGGCAATCGATTCCATCATCGCCATAGGCTGAACATGACCCCTGAAGAACAAATCGCACGCGGCGAGCACGCCAAGCGCCTGCTGGACGACCCACTGCTGAAGGAGGCGCTGGCCGAGATCAAGCAGGCCGTCGTCGAGCAATGGGCCGCGCTGAGCGTGCAGAACAAGGAGCAGGCCGAGGAACTGAAGCGCCTCTTGTGGGCCGCAAAGCAGTTCGAAGCCAGCTTCGTCGCCCACGTCGGCGGCGCAACCATCGCCCGCAGCGAACTGCTGCTGGACACCAACATGCAAATCAAGGCGGAAGCCGTCACACGGAGGATCAATGGCTAAGAAAGCACCAGGCGCACCGGCACCCGAGCCGGTCGTGCAACCCGAGCAGGAACAGGCACAGGCACCCGAGCCAGCCGTGCCTGATGCTGCCGATCCGCCAGTGGCGCCGCCCGAGCCTGAGCCAGCGCAGCGGCCCGCCGCCGTCGAGCCGCTGGCCGTCTACGCCGCCCGCATCGAGGAAGCCGCACAGCCGCTGCCGGTCTGCCAGATCACGCACCCGGAAGCCAAGGACGGCGCCATCCACGTCGGCAAGTACGCCGGCATCCGACTGGTGCACGGCGACACGCCGGCCGCCCTGCTGTCGGACGGCACCACCATCTAATCCCCGGGCTGGCAGCTTGCCCCTGAAAGCTGCCCGTCGAGTTAGGAACAATCAGAAGGCCACCCGCGAGGTGGCCTTTTTCATTTCTGAACTCACACCTCACGGAGCACAAACCCCATGGACGAAGACCAACCCCTGAACACCGACAGTTTCGCGGAAATGCTGGGCGGCGACGGCGACAACGAGCAAACCGAGCAATCGGACTCGCAAAGCGCCGAAACCGATCAGGAAGCCAGCGAAGGAACCGACCAACAAGACGGCAGCACTGAAGGCGAAGACGCGCAGGACGGCGGCGACGACGACGGCGAGGCCGGGGATGAAGGTCAGGACGAACAACCTGCAAAGGACTCGACCGAAGCGTTCCTCGAGCTGGAAATCAATGGCGAAAAGGTCGCGCTCACCAAGGACGAGGCGAAGAACGGCTACCTGCGTCAGCAAGACTACACGCAGAAGGCCCAGCGCCTGGCTCAGGAGCGTCAGGAATGGAATGCCCACGTCGCCCAGCAGGCCGCCGAGGTGCAGCAGTACGCCCAGGAGATCGGGCAGCTGCAAGGCATTGACGCCGCGCTGAAGCAATACGGGCAAATCGACTGGGAGCAGCTGCGCGCGGAAGACCCCGTGTCGTATGCCGCGCACATGGCCGACTTCCAGGAGCTGCGCATTCGCCGCGGCGACGTCGAGCGCGGCATCGGCCAGAAGCTGCAATCGTTGACCGCCCAGCAGCAGCAGGCCCAGGCGCAGGCGCGCGCCCAGCAGGCGCAGGAAGCCCAGGCGCACATGACGGCATTGGTTCCCGGCTTCGGCAAGGAACACATCGGCGAAATGAAGGCGCTGGGCCAGAAGGCGGGCTTTACCGACGCCGAACTGGCCCAGGTGACCGACAAGCGCATGTTGGAAGTGCTCTACAAGGCCGCGCAGTTCGACAAGCAGCAAAACACCAAGCAGCAGGCCATCAAGAAGGTCTCGGCTCTGCCTACCAAGGCAGCCAAGGCCGCGCCGGCCGCCAAACCAGCAGCTCAGCTGCACATCGAAAAACAAACCCGCCGTCTCGAGCAAACCGGTAGCGCGAAAGATTTCGCCGCCCTGCTCGGCATGGTCCCACGCAAATAAGGAATCATCATGGGTCAAGCAGTCAACACTTACGCAACCTTCAACAGCACCGTCAACCGCGAACAGCTGATGGACAAAATCTGGAACGTGTCGGTCGATGAGACCCCGTTCGTGAAGCTGATCGGCAAGGGCAAGGCCAACGGCGTCTTCGAAGAATGGAGCACCGACGAATACCGCGCGGCCAAGGCAAACAAGGTCGAGCAGGGCAACCAGTCGAGCCGCACCCCGCGCACCCCGCCGCAGCGCCTGGGCAACCGCACGCAGATCGTCGAAGACGTGTTCGGCGTGACCGGCACCCAGGAAGTGGTCGAGAAGGCCGGCGGCAAGTCGGAATACAACCGCCAGTTGGCCAAGACCATGGTCGAGCTGAAGAAGGACATCGAATTCGCGCTGCTGCAAAACACGACCGCTATCCCGGCATCGGCCGGTGTCGCTGGCCAGGCACGCGGTCTGTTCGGCTTCATGTCGAAGAACGTCTCCCTCGGCGCCGGCGGCGTCGCGGCGAATCCTGTGACGAACACCGCAGCCGTCGACGGCACCAAGCGCGCCTTCACCGAAACGCTGATGAAGAACGTGCTGCAGCAGATGTTCGACAATGGCTCGAACATGAGCAACCTGTACGGCCTGTTCCCGTCGTTCCAGCGCATGGCGTTCGACAACTTCCTGGCCGGTACCACCCGCTTCGACAAGGCCGAAGACAAGACCCTGACCGCGACGCTGGAAATCTACATCGGCCCGTTTGGCCGCGTGAAGACCGTCAACGCCCGCCACATGCGTCAGCGTGAAACGGCGTTCATCGATCCGGAATTCCTGGAACTGGCAATGCTCCGTGGCATGAAGGACAAGCCGCTGGGCGTGACCGGCGACACCGAAGACGTTCTGGTCAACGGCGAGTTCACCTTCAAGGACTACAACCCGAACTCGCACGGCGCCGTCCTCGACCTGATCGACGCGTAACAGCGGCACAGCTGCATCTTCTGCAAGGCGCTCTTCGGAGCGCCTTTTTCTTTTTCTCGGACATCCCATGCAAACGATTCTCGATACCACCGCTCACGGCCGCCTGACGATGCACGAGCACGGCGACGGCAGCGGCATTATCGTTCAGTCCACCGACGTCTCGGGCGCGCTGCGCCGGAATGAGCGCATGCGTAGCGCTGGCCTGACGAAGACCGCCGATGGCGACCATTACGTCGCATCAATCCCGCTCGACCTGCTTAATTCGTGGGGCATGGAAAAGTACGGCGTGTCCTGGGACGTGATCTCGAAGGACGACAAGAAGCTGGATGAGTTTCTTGCCGAATGCTCGGCCTGCCGCATCTACGAGGGCCGCATCTGATGGAACGCTACACCAACACGATCCTGAACAAGCAGGGCAAGCCTGTGGCCGGCGCCGTCGTGGTCGTCACGACCTACCCGGGCAACGAGCCTGCTGTGATCTACGCGGCCGATGGCGGCCAGCAGGTGCAAACGGTCAGCTCGGACGACAACGGCCGGTTCGCCTTCTACGCGGCCGATGGGCACTACAACCTGAGCATCACCGGCAAGCAGATCGACGCGATCACGATCACGGACGTGGTGCTCAACGATCCGAACGATGACGGCGGGCGCGATGCATACGAGGCGCCCGACGCTGCGGCGCTTGCTGCGGCGGTCTCAGCAAATCCGGGCCGCGTGATTCAAATTCTCGCTCCCGACAACGACGTGGCGGTGCCCGCTGACTATTCGATGTCGATGCTCGAATACACCGGTCTGCACCCCCTGCGCTTTACGCATACCCCTTCGCCAACTGGAAAGGCCAAGCGCACCTTCAAGACGCAATTCCCTGCGGCGCACTCGACCCAAGTTTACTCTGCCGTACACGTTGAGACTCAGGCAATCGGCTCAGGCAAGAATGGCCCTGACAGTTCCGATAACGGCATCACCATCGCAATCCATAAAAAAGGGTACTCAGGGGCAACCGATCCAGTTGGTGGAGAGATCGATGGGTTGTCGATCTTCGTTCGTCAGGACGGTCCGAAGGGCCAAGCCAGCGGGTCGGCCAGTTCGTCGGACGCAACCGGGGTGCTAGTAAATATTCAAAACGTCGAGGATGCAGGCTTTACGTCGGCCTGGGAAGCAACGACCAGCAACTACAACCGCACCAGCAATTCGATTCCCTACTCAATCCAGACGCAAATCGGCGTGCTCGACATGAACAAGTCCGGCACGCCGACCTATGGCTACGTTGCGATTGCCTCACGCGGCGGGAATGGAGCCGCCTTCTATGCTGCAAACGGATCGAATGGTGGCACATGGACCAACGTCCTGTTTGCCCCTGGCATGGCTCGTATTGATAGTGCGGGTAACCACTACGCGTACTCGCCCGAGTGGGTCAACGGCGCCTGGACCATTACTCGCGCAGCAGGGGCAAACGGTACGACCGAATTTCTCCACCGTGGGACTGGCGCACTGTTCTTGAATGCACAGGAAGGCGCGGTCCAGTTCGGTACCGGCGGCGCGATCCGCTGGGAGGTCTCTAGTACCGGTACGCTGCGCCCTTCGTCGACCAACACAACAGGCGCTGTCGGCGATCCGAACCGCCGCGTCACGCCTTATGCACAAAAGCTTGACCTGAGCGCAGCCGGTGTTTCTGGACTCGTCATCCTGTCCGGCGCTGGCGCCCCTGCGGTCGTGGCCAACGTCGGCTCGCTCTACCTGCGCAGCGATGGCGGCGCGGGAACAACCCTGTACGTCAAGGAATCCGGCACGGGCACGACCGGCTGGGTAGCAAAGTAAGGACCACCATGACCATCGTTGCCCCTGAAGCATTGGCCCTCCGTGGCCAGAACTACGGCCAGCTGAAGAACATGATCGCCAAACGCCTGGGCCGCACGAACCTGGGCGACGTGATCCCGGACTTCGTGGCGCTCGCCGAATCGCGGCTCTATACCGGCTCGCGCGACTTCGACGGCGCTGTGCCTCCGCTGCGCCTGACCGGCATGCTGGCGACGGAATCGCAGTCGCTGGCCGCGCTGCCCGCTGGCTTTCTGTCGATGGACCGGCTGACCGTGAACGACGGCGCCGGCCCGCGCACGCTGGAATATGTGACGCCGCAGCGCTTCGCCAGCCTGGCGCCTACCGGGTTCGCGCGCTACTACACGTTCCAGGACGGCGGGATCGCGGTCGAGGGCGGGCAGCCGTCCGACTTCACCATGAGCTACTACCGGCGCTTCCCTGCCCTGGTGGCCGACGCCGACACGAACTGGCTGCTGGAGAACTGCCCGGCGGCCTACCTGTACGCGGCGCTGATCGAAGCGTATGCGCACCTGAAGGACGACGCGCGTATTCCACTGGCGGCGCGCATGTACGCCAGCGCGGTCAACGGCCTGATCGACGCCGACAACGAAATGAAGTTCTCCGGCTCGACGCTGGTGATCGGGAGTGCGCGATGATCCCGCTGACCGGCTTCGTGCCGGATGCGGACAGCACCACGCCCGGCGTGCTCACGGACTGCACGAACCTCGTGCCGACCCTGCGCGGCATGGCGGGCGCGCCGACGCCGTTCGATGTCGGCCTGGCCGCGCTGCCTGACGAGTGCCGGGGTGGCGCCGTGCTCCAGCGACTGGACAAGCTGGCCCGCGTATTCGTCGGCACGCGCGCCAAGCTGTTCGAGCTGTCCGGCGTGCAGTATGTCGACCAGTCGCGCGCCGGCGGCTACACCGGCAGCCTGGAGAACCGATGGCGGTTCGAGCAGTTCGGCAACGCCACGCTGGCGTGCAACGAGACGGACCCGATCCAGGTATCGACCGGCAACGGCACGGCGTTCTCGGACATCCCGCAGTCGCCGCGTGCGCGCATCATCGTGACCGCATCGGGCTTCGTGCTGGCCTTCGGCCTGAACGCCCCCTATGTTGGTGGCGACCGGCCCGAGGCCTGGGCGTGCTCGGGCATCTACGACCACCTGACCTGGACGCCGAGCGACAGCAACCAGGCCGCGTTCGGCTACCTGCTGAACACGCCGGGCGACATCAGGGCAGCAAAGCGCCTGGGCAACGACGTGGCAGCGTACAAGGAAAATTCCCTGTACCTGGGCCGCTTCGTCGGAAAGCCGGTGGTCTGGCAATGGGACCTGATCTCGTCGAACGTTGGTGCCGTCAGCGCGGACGCGGTGATCGATGTCGGCACCGCGCACCTGTTCATCGGGCGCGACAACTTCTGGCTGTTCGACGGCGCCCGCCCGGTGCCGATCAAGAGCGCGCCGAAGGAGTGGTTCTTCGCGCGGTGCGACGCGACCTACCGCTACCGCATCCGCTCGCACTTCGACCAGGCGAAAAACCTGTGCTGGTGGTTCTACCCGACGCCAGGTTCCGGCGGCGCGTTGACGAATGCCCTGGTCTACAACCTGACCATGGACCGCTGGGGCAAGGTGTCGCTGCCGATCGAGACCGTGCTGCAGTACCAGGGCGCGGAGACGAACTACGACAACTGGCCGGCTGACGCGTCGCTGACCTTCGACACGCTGCCCGATGTCCCCTTCGACTCGCCGTCGCTGGACACCAGCAGCTCGGCGATGGGCGTGGTGGGCCTGGATCACAAGATCCGCACCCTGACCGGGCCGTGCGGCGCCGCCTCGCTGACGACCGGCGATTTCGGCGACGACGAGCAGTTCACGACGCTCGCCCGCGTGACGCCGCGCTTCACGAAGCGGCCGGGCGCGTCGAACCTGACGCACTACACACGCGACGTCGACGGCGGCGACCTGGAGAACCGCGGCGACAGCGCGCTTTCCGGCGCCCACTACGACCCGCTGGCCTCGGGCCGCTATCACCGCCTGCGCATCGAACTGCAGGGCGACTTCGAACTGGTCGGCTTCACGCCGGCCCTTACCCCGGACGGATACGAATGAGACTTTCCAACGACGCGCGGCTGCCGGCCGCCGACGACATGCGCGGCCTGAAGCGGCGACTGTACGAGCTGGTGCGCGACATCGTGAACCAGCTCAACGCGGTTTCCGAGAACAAGGCCAGCGCGTGCACGAATGCCGCGACGGCACCGCCGGCCACCGGCAACTTCACCCCAGGCGACTTCGTGAAGAACTCGAACCCGGTCGAACTGGGCTCGGCTGGCTCCAAGTATGTCGTGGAAGGCTGGACCTACCTGGCAACCGGCTTCGTCCAGAAACGATTTTTCACAGGGAACTGACATGCTCCGCGCAATCGAACCGCAGCACCTAGCCGCCGAGTGGGAGCGTGTGCGCGCCGGCCTGCTCGAGGTAAAGAAGGCCACGACCGACGACTGGCTGCCCGAAGACGTCTATATGTCGCTGCGCCAGGGCCACTCCACGCTGTACATCGGCACCGGCGCCGACGGCGAATACGTCGGCTTCCTGGTCCTGCGGCTGGTCCCGACCTTCCACAGCAAGGCGGTCGAGGTCTGGTGCGCGTATTCGGCCAGCAGGCGGCCGCTCATGCGCCGCTTCTTCCCCCACATCCAGGCGGTGGCGCGCAACGCCGGCGCCACGCTGATTTCGTTCGCCTCGGCGCGCGACGAATGGGAGGCCGGCGCCCGGCACCTGGGCTTCCACAAGGCCAAGACCACCTACCACTACCCACTTTAGGAGCTTCCATGGGCAGCAGCACTCCATCGAACACCACCAGCAAGACCACCACCGAATTGCCTACCTGGGCGCAGCCGGCGGCGAAATCGCTGCTCGCGCGCGGCCAGCAGCTGTCGCAACAGGAAATGCCGGTGTACGCCGGCCAGCGCTCGGCCGACCTGAACGGCTACCAGACGCAGGGCATGAACATGGCGCAGAACCGGGCCTTGAACGGCTCGGCCGACATCAACGCTGGCAGCCAGACGCTGCAGGGCACGCTCAACGGCCAATACCTGGGCCGCGACACCGGCACCAACGCCTACATGGGCGACAACCCTTACCTGCAGGGCACCATCGACAAGGCGGCCGCCGACATCACGCGCGGCTACCAGGGCGCCGTGAACTCGACCGATGCCACGATGGCGCGCGCCGGCGCATTCGGCGGCTCGGCCTGGCAGCAGTCGCAGGACGCGAACTCGCGCAACTTGGCTACCAGCCTGGCCGATTCGGCGAACAGCCTGCGCATGCAGAACTACAACCAGAGCGCGACGCTGGCCGAGAACCAGCTGAATCGCAACCAGACGGCGTTCCAGGCCGAGCGCGCGAACCAGTTGGCCGCCGCGCCGCTGGCCCTGCAGTACGGCAACCAGGCCTACACCGACGCGGCGCAGCTGCAAGGCATCGGCGAAATCCAGTACGGCGCCGACCAGCAGAAGCTGACCGACCAGATGGACTATTTCAACGAGAAGGCGCAGTCGCCATACAAGCAGCTCGACGTGCTGGGCAACTCGATCCGCGCGGCAGTCGGCGGAGGGTCGACCGTGAGCCAGTCCGCACCTGGTGCAAACCCATACGCGCAGCTGGCGGGCGGCGCGGCCGCGCTGTACGGCATGCTCGGCTAATTCAAGGAGAAACAAATGTCAGGTGTTGAAACGGCAGCGGCCCTCGGGTCGGCGGCAGCAGGGAGCGGCGCGGCCGCAGGTGGTGCAGCAGCAGGTGGCGCAGCGGCAGGCGCCGGAGCAGCTAGCGCGGCTGGTGCTGGTGCAGCGGGCGCCGCCGGCGCTGGCGCTGGAGCCGGCGCCCTGGGTGCTGGCGCAGCAGCCGGTGCTGGTGCTGGCGCGGCGGGCGCAGGCCTG